TTGTTTGCAGGAAGCCCGACGAAAAACCCTGTTTCTGCTCTGTTTTGCCTGATCCTGGCCCTGTTGCTGGCGGGATGCGCAGGCAATCAGTCATCGGATTCTGGTGCTGTGTATACCGTTAAACGCGGCGATACGCTGTACCGCATCTCGCGTGCGACTGGCACCAGCGTGAAGGACTTGGCGCGCCTGAACAATATTTCGCCGCCTTACACCATTGAAGTGGGGCAAAAGCTGAAGGTTAACGGCAGCAGCGCCACAGCTAAAAAATCCTCTTCACGTAGCAAAGGTAAAACCGCCGCAGTCACTCCTTCTTACGTCGTGCCTAAGTCCTCCTGGCCACCCGTCGGACAGCGCTGCTGGATCTGGCCCGCCAGCGGCAAAGTGGTGATACCGTACTCCACCTCGGAAGGGGGCAACAAAGGGATTGATATCGCGGGCACCCGCGGATCGCCGGTCTACGCCTCCGATGCGGGCAAGGTGGTCTATGTCGGCAACCAGCTGCGCGGCTATGGCAACCTGATCATGATTAAGCATGGCGAGGATTACATCACCGCCTATGCACATAATGACACCCTGCTGGTGAATAACGGACAAAACGTGAAGGCCGGGCAGAAGATCGCCACCATGGGCAGCACCGGCTCCAACACCGTGGCGCTTCATTTCCAGATTCGTTATAAGGCAACCGCCATCGACCCGGTACGCTATTTACCGGCGCCGGGCGGCAAACCGAAGTGCTAAGTGGTTATTTAATCGCCGGTTAGCGCAGGGGAGTCTTGTCAGAAGGGGCGTAAGGTCTATAATGCTTTACGCACCTCAAAGCGGGCGTAGTTCAATGGTAGAACGAGAGCTTCCCAAGCTCTATACGAGGGTTCGATTCCCTTCGCCCGCTCCAAACACACTTCTTTTAACGTCTACTCAAGTCAATCAAACCCAGCAATCACAAGGCTTCCGCCAATATCTCCGTATTTTGACGTAAACTAACGTCTACTCAAATCTATACATTCATGTGTATAGTAATGCGTATAGCCCGCGCTCTACACTTTGGAACTATACACAATGCCCCTCACAGACCTTGAAATCAGGCGCTCTAAGCCACGTGAGAAGTCCTATACACTCAATGATGGCAATGGCCTCTCTCTGCTCATCGAGCCGAACGGATCGAGAGGGTGGCGTTTTCGTTACCGGTTCGATGGTAAGGCCAAAATGATTTCGCTGGGCACTTATCCCGATGTAACCCTGAATGATGCCAGGCTCAAACGCGATGATGCCCGTAAGCAGGTTGCTGGTGGCATTAATCCCAGCGATGTCCGCAAAGAAGATAAGCTGGCGAAGCAGGGCCGCAACGAAAACACCTTTGAGGCGATCGCTCGCGAGTGGTACGCCAAGCGCATTGACCGCTGGTCTGAGTCCTACGGCGAAGAGATGATGAAAACCTTTGAGGCCGACGTTTTCCCGATAATCGGGCGACGACCGATCGCCGATATCAAACCGATGGAGCTCATGGCCGTTCTCTCAAAGTTGGATGAGCGGGGCGCAACCGAGAAACTCAGGAAGGTGCGACAGCGTTGCGGTGAGGTGTGGCGGTACGCCATTGTTACTGGCCGGGCTGATTACAATCCCGCCCCGGATCTAGCCAGTGCCTTTGCGCCTCATAAGAAAGAGCATTACGCTTTTCTCGCCACTGACGAACTCCCCGAGTTCTTCCGCACGCTGAACACTTATAGCGGCAGTTCTGTTGTGAAGCTGGCGATGCGCCTGCAGGTTCTTACCGGGTTACGCCCGGGCGAACTGCGCCAGGGTGAGTGGGCCGAAATTGATTTTGATAAACGACTATGGGAAGTGCCACCAGCACGCATGAAAAAGCGTCGCCCTCACTGTGTCCCATTATCCGACCAGGCGATCGCCATCCTGGAACAGCTGCGCCTCATCACCGGCAATTACCGTTTTATTTTCCCCGGCAGAATCCAGCACAGTAAACCAATGAGCGAGATGGCAATGAACGTCCTGATCCGTCGTATTGGGTACGCCGGAAGAGTAACCGGCCACGGCTTCCGCCACACAATGAGTACCATCCTTCACGAACAGGGCTACAACACAGCTTGGATTGAAACGCAGCTGGCGCACGTCGATAAAAACTCGATTCGTGGCACGTACAACCACGCCCAGTATCTGGACGGCCGCCGCGAAATGCTCCAGTGGTATTCCGACTACATGGACAGCCTGGAGCAGGGCGGGAATGTGGTTCATGGAGCGTTCAGAAAGCCAGCTTAACTGTATATATGGACAGGGTTCAATAGACACCATTAATAGGCCGGGGTAGACTTTAGTAGACGGAAAAAGAACATGGCTATGCCTAGGGTAGCTCCCGAAAACCGTACCCAACGGCTGGCATAGCTTCCAAAATGGGAAATCACGGAGGGGTACCGTGTTTGATATTGAATCCGAACTTGAAGAGGCTTATGGCAAGTTCATTAGCCTTGCCGAGCTGGCCGGTCTTGTGCAGGGTGGTTCAAGTGCGACATTTTCAACCGTCGCCGAGTGGTTGTTGATGAAGTTTAACCAAATGAATGGAGCGGGCCTTTTGCCTCCGCTGGTGATCTTTAATCATTTTTGTGAGATTCAGCCGTTCCATCCAGAAGATTGCAGGGAGTTTGACCTACAGGAGTTGACGCCTCATCTTCTGAATTTAAAGAACAATAACTGCCTGCCATATACTCACCCTGCAGAAGGGGAGAAAGGTGAATATTGGGTTTCGGATAGCTTCGATCGGCTTGGCTTTGAGCGGGAGAAAATAGCAGGCTGTTTCAACCCGCAGTTAAAAGCCCTGATTCTCGCTGAGGTCAACGTAAGCGCTAATGATCTGAAGCCCGCCCCTACAGCGCAGTACATTGACACTGACTCTTCGTTTAGAGGAAGAGATGCGCTGCTGGATATCATTGCAGGGCAAGCCATAGCTATTGGTAAAATCAGCGGGAAACACAGTAGAGTTACGGGGATCAACAAATCTGCTCTGGTTAGGGATATATTTGCCGCTATCAATGATTACGGACAAGGAATGTCTGTTGACGATAGGAGGGTGCGCGATCTGATCGGTGAGGCATTGGCGTCTCGAGCCAATAGGCTGGTGGACAATGAGCAAATCGTAAATCTAGCGGCGGAGCGTGCCGAGCAGAACAACCCGACTGAATTTTGAATCCTCCAGGGCCGCAAGTTCCAGATCACTGTGGTCCCACTTTATATTTTTCCAAAGTCGGCAAAGGAAATTACCTAGATTTCCAAAATGTCTTAAACCTGGTCACTTCACTTCCAAAATTGTCATTTTTGACCTTCAATATTCTTCGTTTGCTTCCATTAATTTTTAGCAAAAAAAGTCTTCAGTTCCATAAAGTTAACATCATCAATGTTTAAATGACTCCTGTAGACGTTAATCAACTACAGGAGCAATTGATATGTCTAAAACACTTATCCGCCTCCCAGAGGCATCACGCCGCACCGGTTATGGCAGGGCCTGGATCTACAAACTTATCGCTCAAAAACGCTTTCCGCAGCCGGTTAAAATCGGTTCTCGTGCAATTGCCTTTGTGGAATGTGAGATCGACGAATGGGTTAATCAGCGTATCGCTGAATCACGTGGTGAGGTGGCGTAATGGAAATAAAAAACGCCCGTGCCACCGAGCGTCATATCGAACTGAACCAAACACCTGCGCAATTGGAAGTTGCTGGTTCTAATGATAACCAGCAGCGCACCACAAAACCAGTGCCCAAAAAGCATAAAGCGCGTGTCCTTATCCTGCGCTCTGGTGCGTCCGGTATCACTGAAAATGAGATCCTGCGTTATTGCCGCCTTTCCTCTGGCCGCAATTATTTGTCGGACCTCGAAAGACGCCTCGATATCCAGTTCGAACGCATCGACGAGCCTAACCCTGACGGCATTGGCAGCCACTACCGCTACCGCTTCATTAAGCGCGCTGACGTGCAGAAGGTGATCGCCCTCGTTAATGCCAGCGCAGCGACTAACGGCCACCAGCCCCTCAATCAGCTGGATGTTGACGATATTCTGAAACTGTACCCGGACAACGCCGCCGAATAAGGAAAATGATGATGAAAAATAATATGACCTTTACCGGTCAGGGCCTCGCTCACCCTGCAGCCAGCCAGAAAGTAATTTACCAGGTCAGTGAAAGCGATATTTCAGTGATCCGGTTTGAGGGCGCCAAGGTGCGTATCGTCAAAATCAGCGGTGAACCATGGTTTGTTGCTGCGGATGTTTGTAAGGCGCTGGAAATCGGCAACCCTTCGAAAGCAGTAGCGGCTCTGGATATGGACGAGAATACCCTAACTTCAATTCAGGGTATTCATGCTGGCCCGGGTAACCCGGTGGTAAACGTGGTGGCAGAGTCCGGCTTCTACAAACTGATCGCCCGTAGCCGCAAAGCCACTACGCCTGGCACGTTCGCTCACCGGTTCACTAACTGGGTATTCCGCCAGGTGATCCCCTCCATCCGTAAAACGGGCTCCTACGGTGTGCCGTTCGCGTTCCTGAACGACTTCACCCGCCGCAAAACCCAGTACACCCGCAAGGCCAGCAAGCGCGGCCACGACCTGCAGGCATGCCGTAAAGAGAAGGAGCAACTGAGCCGTGAAGAGGCCCAGCTCTGGCGCGAGCATCAGCCACAGCTGCCAGAAGTAGAGGGCAACGTAAATGACTAATGACGTGAATCAAGTTTTGCACCCTCTGCACAAAAAGGGCTTGCCGTTTGTCCCTAACCAGGTTTATGGTTATAGCGCACCAGCAAAATCTGGTGCCGGGATTGGCGTCCCGGAAATTCTGAAGGCGACATATGACGCGCCGAGCGTCTTTTTTTATGTCGTTGGTCTGACTCACCCTTTTTTTGGGCGTTGGTGTATAATCCAGCGCCTTTCAAGAGCAATGGTGGCTCAGGCAGGGGCTTCTTCGGAAGCGCCGGTATCCTTCAGAGCCGGTTACGCCAACCCTGCCTGGGCTACCACCTGCGAAATTGGCGTTTCCGGTGGTGGCGTTACCCGCTATCTGAAGGAGACTGCCAAATGTTGGCTACTACCCCTACCCAAAATCCGCAATTCATCTGGATTATCGCCGCAGTTCGCCGCGATTGTCCGACAATCAAGCCTGTTCTCCACCATGTTGCTGCTGCGACTGAGCGTGATGCTCGTCGCTCTCTGGTGCGTGATCATGTCTGTTTCTTTGCTGGCCGCATCTCTGTGCAGGGGGCGCGCCATGATTAAGACCTACGATCTCCCCGTTGACCCTACAGAACGTTCGGCCAACCTCATTTCACTGGCATTGCTGATGGATGAAGTGCTGAAAGGTAACGCTGACAACCGGGATGAATACCTGGCTGCCCTCATTTCTCTCTTCGAAGTGTACGCCCGTGACTTACATGGTCTGCTGGAAGGCCACGCACTGCCGGAGGTGGCCCATGACTAAGCCTTCGCATAAAGCCCGCATTGCGGATGCCATGAAATGTATTGAGCAGGCTTCTGCCGTACTGATTGCCATCAGCCATTCTGCTGACAACATGGAGTCCTGCGATATTTCTGATGCCATTGATGCCTGTTCAGGGCTGGTTAATAAAGCTCGCGCTGAACTGGCGATTCTGGAGGGTGAAGCATGAAGATCGATATCCTTTATCGCCATCCGGCAGATTTAGCGGCCGAAGTCATGCTTGGTCGTTTGCATAGTTACTCCGCCATATCCACACAGGCAAATCGAACCGTTGAGCGCATGACCCGCACCCGTGCCGGGCTGGTTTACATCATGACTGAACTTCTTCCCTCTCTCGATAAAGAAAAGGGCCAGGAGCTTTATTGCTGGCTGGATAAAGTGCTGACCCTGGTTGATATAACACGCATTGATGCGGAGGGTGATCTATGAGCCATTTACAGCTGATCGATGCCGCCCGTCAGGTTGAGCAGGCACAGGCCGTCTTATCCATGTGGCTGGAAATTACCACCAAAGACTCCCATCCCGATCTGCCTCGTCTCATTGGTTCCGTTCTCACGCTGTTGCATGGTGTCCCGGAGGCAATGGATGAGGCGGAGGAGCAGTTAGCTGATTACGTGATGCGCGAACACCGGGAGAGCAAGGCATGAGCAACGTTCTGTCATTTCCTGAAAAGTCCGGGAAGCCCGGATCTGCCCGCGTTGAAGCCACGCCCGATGGTATCCGGCTTGATAACCGGCTGGTGGGTTACGCAACCGCGATACGCCAGCTTGACGCCGGACGCTTTGATGCCTCGCTGAGTGACGGCCTGCGCGTAGCTGCGGAGATCCAGCTTGGTGAAGCCCGTGGCTGGTTCAGGCCTACAGATGAACAAATGGCGCTTACCTGGCGCTGGATTGTGGCCTGCCTGTTTATCTGTGAGCAGCAACGCGTCAACGGCGCCGTGGATGTTGCTAACGAGGATGGCGGGACTGATCGGGCGGTTATCTATGCAGGACAGCAGGGGAGTATCTGCGTCTATCCTGCGCCGGAGAGGTTCTCACTGGCGAGCCATATCGAGTCGCTGGCAATTGAAAAGTATGGCGTGGAAACAGGCCTGCCGCTGGCTGTGAAGATGTATCAGAGCATGACTGAGGTGGATCCCCATGGCGGGGCGCTGCGTCTCTCTCAGATGGGGCGTGAAGGGCTGGCAATGCTTCACGATGGATTTATTGAAATGCTGCGTACCGAAGGTATGCCAGCAGAGCCAACTGCGCACTAAGGAAACACTAATGATCACTAAAAATTTCCGTCTGAATGCGCTGGCAAACCAGTACGCGGCGGCACTGTATCAGCATATCACCACCACCAGCGGCGGGCACTTCATGATTGACGCAGACAGCCACCCCATACGCGTTGAGATTGCCGGTGGCGTTAAAGGCGTCCGGGACTTAATCGACGGCTATGCGCTGGAGGCGCTAAAGGAGCATTACCCGCACGGACAGTGGGAGGGCATCGGCATTGAGCTGCTTGGTCACTGCGTAAATGCTGAAGGCCTGACGCCTGCCGGTATTGAGGTATGGCAAAGCATGACTGCTGATATGGGCGCGACCGTAGCCGGGAGGGGTAATGCGTAACATCGACATGATCCGTCAGGTATCTGATGCTGCTGCCGGTCGCTGGCCGGATGTGCTTTCGTCAATGGGGATTGATGTCCCCGCGTCACCTAGCGCACAGGTCGCATGCCCCGCCTGTGGCGGAAAGGATCGCTTTCGCTTCGATGACGACGGGCGGGGAGCGCACTTCTGTAACGTCTGTGGTGCTGGCGACGGTCTGGAGCTGGTGAAGAAGGTGAACAGCTGCGACGCCACCCGGGCCGCGCAGCTGGTGGCCGACGTGCTGGGCATGAATGTGCATGGCATGCGCGAGCCATCCAGGCAGGGTGGTGACCATCAGCGGCAGTCACAGGCACACCGCCGGGCGGCGCTGGCGCAGCAGCAGGCAGAAGAACGAGCAGCGCGCGCCACCCGCTTCACTGCGAAGCTAACAGCGCTGACGGCGCAGGCGAAGCCGGGCGAACCGGCGTATCTGGCGGGCAAGGGCCTGCCGGGCTTTACGTTTCCTGTTCTGCCTGATGGGGCGCTGCTGCTGGTGCTGGTGAATGAGGCCGGCGACAAGGTGGCCGCGCAGACCATAACGGCAGACGGTGAAAAGCGTCTGCTTTCCGGTTCGGCGAAAAAGGGCGCATATCACGTCATTAACCCCGCTCATACGCCGAAGACAGTGATTATCGGTGAAGGGCTTTCAACCGTCCTGTCTGTTCACCAGATGCGTCTTGATGCGCTGGCGGTGGTCGCTATTGACGCCGGTAATCTGCTGCCCGTAGCCAAGGTGATGCGCCAGCAGCATCCACAGGCGCAGATCGTCATTGCCGCCGACAACGACCATCCCGAAGGTGCCTCCGAAACCGGAGCCATCAACATCGGGAAAGATGCCGCAGAGAAAGCCGCCATCGCCGTTAATGGCAGCGTGGCGCTGCCGCCTGGCGACCACAAAGTCGACTGGAACGACTACCACCAGCAGCACGGGCTGGAGAACGCCACCGCCGCTTTTAACGATTCGCTGTACCTGCCGCAAGGAGAAGAAGTGACTGCGCCAGCGGAAGTAATTGAAATCGACCCTCATGCTCGCCAGAAACCAAACGCTCAAAAGCCTTACGTGAATCTTCGTCACGGTGGTCTTTACTGGGTTGAGCCTAAATACAACAAGGACACAGGGGAGACTGACGAAAAGGAAACGTGGTTGTGCGATGAACTGGCAACGGTAGGGATCGGCCAGGATGGACGTGAAAGCTATCTGGTTATCCGGCTCCGACCGGAGGGCAGCGCCGCGGTAATGTTTGAGGCGGTTCCTCGTCGCGAAGTCGGGCAGCCTGCTGGTTGGGCCCGATTGCGATCTCGCGGGGTAAACATCACGACCCGCAAATCACTGCTCGATATCCTGGGTGATTACCTGCAGCGGCATGGCGAACGCACTCAATGGACTATCACGCAAACTGCCGGCTGGCACTGTGGTGCTTATGTTATGCCAGACGGGGAGATTGTCGGCACTCCAGATATGCCGGTTGCGTTCAGTGGTGGCACATCGGCAGTGGCGGGCTATGTGGTGCGTGGCAGCGCGAAACAATGGCGTGAGAACGTGGCCGCGCTGATGCGGGGCAATCAGTCAATGATGCTGGGCGCTCTGGTTGCGTTTGCTGCCCCGCTTAATTCACTGGCGGGCGGTTCCTGCTTCGGCATTCACCTGTTCGCTCAGTCATCGGCAGGCAAGACCACAACGGTCGAGGCCGCGTCGAGCATCTATGGCGTGCCCGACATGCTGAAACTCTCATGGTTTACCACCGCCTACGGAATGACGGTCGAGGCCGCGTCACGCAATGACGGTTTCCTGCCAATCGACGAGATCGGGCAGGGTGGTGACGCGCGGCAGGTATCCACCAGCGCGTACACGCTGTTTAACGGTGTGGGTAAGGTTCAGGGAGCCAAAGAAGGCGGTAACCGCGCGGTGCTGCGATGGACGGTGGCCGCGTTGAGCACGGGTGAAGAGGATTTCGAAACCTTCATGCTTAAAAGCGGGCTAAGTCCAAAAGCCGGGCAGCTGGTGCGCCTGGTCAGTGTTCCGTTCGTGGATACGGTGGAGTTCAACGGCATGGATGATGGTGATCAGCATTCTCGGGCCATTAAGCGGGAAGCGGCACGTTACTGCGGTTCTGTCGGGCGCGAGTGGATCGCGCTCCTGGCGGCAGATAAAGAATCCGCTATCAGGATGGTTAATGCGCGTGAGGAGGAGTGGATCAGCAGTCTGCCAGAAGGGGCGTCACCACAGGTTAAGCGCGTGGCTTCCCGCTTTGCGCTGCTGGATGCCGCCGCTACGTTGTCAGCGCCACTTACAGGGTGGAGCCCCAGCGAATGTAGCACTGCTGTTCGACAGAGCTTTAACGACTGGCTGGATAGCTATGGCTTGGGTAACCGTGAAAAGCACCAGGTAGTTACGCGCGCCCGCGACTTCATCCAGCGATATGGCCTCTCACGCTTCCAGCCTTATGCCACAAGCAAGGTAAACGGCAACATGGATGAAACTCACGCCCAGCGCATCCTGAACCTTGCCGGGTATCTGGTTGATGGCCGCCGGGAGGATGGGCGCAAGGAATACCACATCATCCCGTCAGTGTTCGAGGCGGAGATCCTGTGTGGCATCCAGAAGAAACTGGGAGGCGAGGCGCTGGAAGATGCCGGGATGCTGATCCGTAAGGAAAAGGGCCGCCTGGACAGTCGCACCATCAGTATTAACGGTACGCAGCAGCGGTTTGTGGTTCTGGTGGATGTGGAAGAAGACTAATCCAGCCAGGAGCAAATCTCTTATACGCGCGTAAATGGCTGGGATAAGCGGGGTAACGGGATAAGTTGATGGTGATGGCTTATATAACAGTAAGTTAATGCTTTTAAGTTTATCCCAAAGTTATCCCATGTTATCCCGCAATACAGCCTGAAACGAGCATGTTTATCTCTTAAGCATGAGGATTTCACCCATGACAGCACAAATTTCAGCATACGGGCGGCTGGTGGCGGATGTGCAGAGCCGCACGACCAGCAACGATAAACCGATGGCATTTACCCGCATGGCGGTGACGCTGCCATGTCAGAAAGCAGAGAACGGAGAGGCCACCTTCTGGCTGGCGATTACTGCGTTTGGCAAACAGGCCGAAGCACTGGCGAAGCATCAGAAGGGCGACATGGTAAGCGTGGCTGGCAATATGCAGGTGAGCCAGTGGACGGGTAACGACGGTGGCACACAGACCGGGTATCAGGTGATTGCCGACAGCGTGATCAGCGCCAGAACTGCGCGCCCGGGTGGGAAGAAAGGCCAGCAGGGGCAGGCAACCGACGCGCTACGCCGAGCGCAGGAGCAGCGCCCACCAGCGCAGGGCTACGAAGATTACGACCAGACCCCGCCTTATGATGATCAAGTGCCGTTCTGAGGATGCCGAAAATGAAAGAACAAAAACGCCCCGTATTAAGCCTGAAACGCGCTACAACAGGCGCAGTAGCAAAGCCATCCGCTAACAGGGCTTCAACAGAGAAAACGGCTCACGCAGACACTGGATCAGCCACAGACACAAAGAGCAGGCGGCATAACCGCAAAAAGCTTGAGCTGCTGATCACTCACTGGCCTGCTGCTTTCAACCTGGACGCACCGCGGCCGCTGGCGATTGGCACGGACGAAATGATATCAGCCGATATGTGCGCCCGGGGCATTACCGGGGCGGGCAAGATCCGGGCAGCCGTTGCGATGTACACCCGGCGCGCAATCTATCTGAAAGCACTGATCGCAGGCGGAGCGCGTTATAACCTCGCGGGGGAACCGGTCGGAGAGGTGACGCCGGAGCAGCAGCGACTGGCGCGAGAAAACCTCTCTGCCATGAACGGCAAGATCACGGCAGGGGGTGACCATGCGCCTGACGCCTGAACAAAAAGCGGAGATCATCCGCCTTAAACGTCGGGGCCTTGGATATGGCCGCATTGCCGGAGAGCTGGGCATCAAAACCACTACGGTGCGCGCCGTCTGTAAGCGCAGCGGCCTGTTTGATGACAACCCGGCCCACGCTGCGCTGTTTACCTTCCCGGAGCCGGTACACAGCTGCGAGCTGGCGACGGTGAAGCCGCTACCGCCGCAAAAAGTGGTGACCGGGCATAAGCAGACCGACGCTTATCTCTGGGTGCTGGAGGTGATTCAGCTGAACGAACCGGCGCACCTGGCCGCCGCCGAGGAAGCCCTGCAGAAGCTGACAATCAGACCGAAAGACGCAGAGAAGCGGTACCGTGACTGGCTGGTACTCAACGGCACAGATATGCTCAACGTGGCGTTCGGCACGATGTTTATGGACAACCCTCAGCATTTCATCCGCTGCGCAAAGGCGGATATCGCCAGTGCCCGCCAGGTGAGGGCGCATTACGGCAGCTATGACGCCGCAATGGAACCGGTGGCCGCCGAACTTCTGATTGACCAGTCGGCGCTGCTGGTGGGGGATGACTTTGGCATGACGGAAGAGGAGGCATCCAGCGGCTCTATATCTGGCGCTGATCGTTACTTTGAGGTCGAAGATGCCCGGAAGGCAGCACATAACGGCTTTTGCGACGTTCTGCCCGATCCGCACACTCTCTCTGACGTGGTGCGCGAGTTCGAATACTGGAACTGGCTGTATCACATGCGCCACACGGCCAGTAAGGAGCTGGGATGGGTGTATGGGGCGGAGCACCAGCAGGAGGTTTACGACCGGGAGGACTGGCTCGATGGTAAGCTGGCAACCCTGCGCCCACGCCACCAGCGCGAGGCGGTGGAAGTGTTGAAATGGCTGTTACAGAGCGAGCGGCATGAGGGCAGGGATGAAATGGACAACATTCTGCTGAACCTGGTGGGAGGCGATACAGACAATGGCTGATGAACAACGGGTAAGGGATGTGCTGGCGGAAGAACTAGAGGGTAAGGGCCTGTATCGGCGGGCGGCGTCGCGCTGGCTGATCGTGATGGAACAGTGCGTTGACGAAAAAGACCGGGAATGGGTGGCCCTGCGCCGCGGGCGCTGTATCGACAGCGCCAGGCTGCCTCCCGCACGCGCTGAAGACTTCGGAGATGTACGCCGGGCAGCAGGAGTAACCCAAAAACAGATGGGACTGGCACAACCCAACGGAAGCGCGTTCCGGTTAAAGGGCGCGCGGTAACATGGCGTAAAATTGTATAGGGGGTGCAAAATCCCCTGATAGAATAATGCTTTATTCATGGAGTCAGAATTATGCAAAAAATACTAATTGGCTTAGTTGTGTTACTGCTTGGCAGCCCTGCTTTTGCAGCAGATATCCTGAGATGTGAATATGCAAAGGCAGACATTTCAAAGGGCGCGAATGCTCCAATGATTCCTTATGGCAGTGGAAAGGTGGAGTTTGATGGGAGATCTTTCAAAGCAACCAGGCCAATGGGAAGTTTTATTCTTTCCCCAGCTTTAGGGGCCGGGAACAACGGCATGCTTTTTTCTGACGATAAGGTAAAGGTTTTTGCTGTGAGTTCTGGGAAAAACGAATTTGCAGTATCTGACAGAGTTGCGAGAACCACGGAGCAGTGGACAAATTGCAAAGTGGATGAAGAAATTGCCCTACAGCAAAATGGTGATGCGGAATTAGCGGCTGTAGAAAGGCTATCTGGTACTAAGGCAAAAAATTATTTCATGCATGAAAAACACGCTTTCTCGACCAACTGCCTTGTATGGGATGACGTTACAATGATAACAGGTAAATCCCCAGCAATGCTCATTGCCGGTGCCGTACACATGGGTAGCAGCCCTAAATGGGATGGAAAGGAATACTCTTTTAAATTCAATGGTGGCTCCATGATAGCAAGGTTCACACCATCCAATCCAAAGCATAAGCTTCTCATTCAAAGCCAGGATAGTTTCTACGGCTGCGGCCCTTCGGTAGTGGATCACAATTACGATTAATCACGCCACCTCAACCAATACGCCCGCTATAGCGGGCTTTTTTGTGAGCAAAATACCCGCTCAACTCGACTGACTTTCATTTCATTAACCGGCACAATTACCTTAATCATTTCATTTTTTGCAACTATAATTACTGTATGTTTTTCAGGGGTAGCCATAATGAAAAAGAAAGTATCAGCCATTCTCCTCGGCATCGACCAGATTGAAGCTATTAAGAAAATCCAGGAAAAGGAGCGGGAAAGATCCGCGCTTGGAGTGGCACCAACCATTCACGCAATCGCCCGTGGTTTGATGGATAGAGCGCTCTCTCAAATAGCCCAGGAGGCCTAGTGGAACAATTACAGCGCCTTGCATACGTAATCGTGGAAACCCACATCCGAGATCTGAAACGCAAAAATGGTAACGCAACACTGAGTTATGCCGGTAACCAGGGGGAAGTTAACCGTGATCAGCTGGCATCCGGTTTGGTTGATAATTGTCTTTATGCGGCCAGAAATCTGGGATGTGGAGATTTAGAGCGTGAGTCTTACTTGATGCTGTGTGAAATGATTTCCCTGGATGGCCCTGAGTATCAAATCACAAGCCATGGGGAAGTAGTGCTCGAAACCATGCACCGCCATGCTCTTTCTAAACCAGCGAAGCGAATTAACCACTAACAGGAGATAAGCAATGGTCGGGTCTGTTAGTGCAGGAAAGATCGTGTATGAAGTGGATATGGATACCCGTAGGCTGCTGGATGCGCGACGCGAAGTTGATGCCGCATTAAATGGATTGAATGGCAGCATGGGCCGCCTTGAGGCAAGCGTCACTCGCACTGAGCGCTCCATAGGATCCATGGAGCGAACAATGTCCAGCCTGAGCGGAGTTGCCAAGGGATTACTCGCCGCGCTATCGGTTCAGCAGGTAAGTGCCTACGCTGACGCATGGACTGAGCTAAATAACAAGGTCGCCAACTCGGTTAAGCAGGGCGAAACCCAAGCGGAGGTCATGCAGCGAATATTTGATGTGTCGCAAGCGACTCAGTCCTCTCTTAACGGTACCGCCACTCTTTATTCACGACTGGAGCGCGGGACTCGCCTCTATAACACCAGCGCAGCCGACTTGGTCAAGCTGACCACGATTGTTAACCAGGGGTTTGCGGTATCTGGCGCTACAGCGCAGGAGGCTGAGAACGCCATCATCCAGCTCTCACAGGGCATAGCTTCCGGCGTTCTCCGCGGCGAAGAGTTCAACTCAATCTCCGAGCAAGGCAGTCGATTAATGGTTGCCCTCGCTGACTCAATGGGTGTGTCCATCGGGCAGTTACGCGCGATGGCGGCAGAAGGAAAATTAACAACGGATGTCGTGGTTAATGGGCTCCTGTCGCAGGGTGATGCGATCGGCAAAGAGTTTGCTAACACCACAGTATCCATTGCCAAGGGGTTGCAGGTTGCTGGCAATAACGTAACGAAATTCTTTGGCGAAAATTCGACGGTTAAATCATTCGCCATCGGTTTCAGGGACTCTGTTGTAACCATTAGCGAAAATCTCGAGAGTTTGGGCGCAGGCCTGATCGCAGTCGCGGCAATAATGGGCGGGCGGTTCGTTGGTGCTATAGCAATGGCGACAGCGGCTCAGGCTTCGAGGTTGAAGGAAACCCTTTCTGGAATTGCCGCCACCCGACAGGCATCAATTCAAGAGGCTGCTGCTGCTGCCGTCACAGCGAGAAAGGCTGCGGCTGATAAGGGTGCTGCCCTATCCGCCCTAAACCTCGCCACTGCTGAGTACAACGTAGCAAAAGGATCCGCCGCTGAAGCCTTAGCGCTTGATAACGTGATCCGGTTGCGGGCAATTTATGTGGCCACTTCAGCAGAGGCGGCACTTGCAAATAATGTCCTTTCAGCCTCTCAGGCGCGGGTGGCCGCGACTGGTTTCACGATGGCAAACGCATGGAAGGCTGTAACCCTGGCGACAGCCCCGTTAGGAGGCCCTCTTGGGGTCGTGGCTATCGTGGCTGCTGGATGGTACCTCTACGCTCAGCGACAGGCAGAGGCGAGGAAAGAGGCAATCGCATTCGCTGACACTATTCCAGAAGTAATCAAGCGCCTGAATGACATGAACCTTGCGCAGGCGCAGGGCGTAAGAGCCGACACCGTCAGTTCAATCAAGGCACAAAAGAAAGCTCTTGATGAGCTGGGAGAAAGCATTTCTGGGCTGGAGGCTGATTACGCTAAATACATGACGCTATCTCGACAATCAGGTGCTGCCGAAGATGAAAATAATGGTTACTACGTTAGGGCAACCGAGATAGCGAATGAGTTAGCCAAAAAACGCCGAGACCTTAACGGGTCAACGGCCACTCTGCAGCAGACAGAGGATGCTCTTCGCCTGATGAATATCCAGGTTAACCAAGGCATCGTTGCCCAAATGAAGGCGGCAAGAGACAACGCCTTAGCCATCTCAGAGGCAGAAAAACAGGCCTCATTCCTCGGTGGAACTCAGGCTTTTCTTGCTGCAAAGCTTGGGCAGACAACGGAGAAGTTTAAAGAATTCAACTCTGAAGCATTGAAAATAGATTGGGGTGGCAAGGAAGGCGAGAAGCTAATTAAGCAAGCTGAGCGTCGCCTGGCCCTGTCTAAGCGTGAGGGGGAGGCCAGAGCCAAATTGCAGGCAACCTATGACGCCGAGGACGCCAATGTAACAGACCCTCTGGCCATTAAAAAACTGCAGGATTCATACGTCGCAACTGAGCGTGTTACTCAAGCCAGAAAGGATCAGAACAAAGAAGATAAGGCTGCGACATCTGAAGCTAAAAAAGCAGCGTCACAAGCTGAGCGTAACGCAAAGGTATTGGATGAATATAGTCAGAAGGCAAAGCTATCAGCAGAATCCACAGCTGATCTCTCTCGCGAAAACACTATTCTTGCAGCGCACCAAAAGCTGACTAATCCAACTCCGCAGCAAATCGCTCAGGTTGAGCGGGATGCGGCTGCTGCATGGGACACAGCTAACGCACTCAAAGCTCAGGCCGCCGCCGAGAAGCTCCTCCCGGAGGCGAAGGAGAACGCATCCTATAAGCAGGACGTGCAGGATCTGAATACTGCGTTAGCTGCCAAGAAGATTAGCCGGGAGCAATACAATGAGACCGCCGAGCGTCTGGAGGCTACGCACCAGAGCAATCTTGCCAAAATTCGAGCGCAGCAAGTGGTGTCTCCGCAACAGGCCGCCAAGGGAGAAATAGACCCTGTTCAACAGCTGGCAAACCAGCATGCTCAGGAACTTGAGCTTATTAAGCAGTTTGAAACCCAGAAGGGGCAGATAACTCAGCGAGGCCTCGAGCTGGCGAATGCTGCAAATACTCAGTTCGAACAGGCGCGCATTGCCGCTCAGTGGGAAATTTACCGCAATCAAACCATGGCGAATGAGTTACTGGCCGTTTCCCTTGAGTCAATGCAAAGCGGCGCGACTAATGCTATCACCGGTTTACTGAGTGGCACGCAGAACCTGTCGGAGGCGTTCGCCAACCTCGGCACATCGGTAATCAACGGTGTCGTCAGCAGCCTTGTGCAGATGGGTACGCAGTGGGTTATGTCGGCAATGATGGGGCAGGCTGCGCAGACCGGCGCAATAGCGGCAAATCAGGCGGCGGCAACCGCGGCGCTGGCGGCATCAACGCTGGCGGGCACGGCGGCGGCTACAACGCTCCTCTCTGCGTGGTCACCAGCAGCGATGGCTGCAAGTATCGCAACATCTGGTGGTGCGGCTACGGCGGGAATGGCTGGCTATACAACGGCAATGTCCGGGTCGAAAGTAATGGCCGTTGCCGGTGCCCGCGAGCACGGTGGCCCGGTATTCGGCAGCTCCATGTACCGTGTGGGCGAGGGTGGCAAGCCTGAGATTTTCAAAGCCAACAATGGCAGCCAGTACATGATCCCTGGCGATAACGGCCGCGTAATCAGTAACCGGGATATCGGCGGTGGTGGTGGTGGGCAGGTTATTCACCAGACCATACAGGTAAATGGCAATCCTGATGACAAAACCCTTCAGTTAATCAAGCAGGCCGCGAAGGATGGAGCCAAGCAGGGGTACCAGATGGTGGTGGGGGATTTGGCGGAGGGAAAAGGGCATGCTTCTAAGGCGTTAAGGCATACGTTCACTACCAGCAATAGGATTGGCTAAACGGCATCAGCTGGTGGCACGCCCGCCAGCCTACCCCATGAGAGGGTGACAAAAGTTGACATCGAAAGGCGGGTTTATGTCTGAGGATGAGAAGCGGAAGCTATACCGGACGTGGGCTGAAGATATGGACGGACACATATCATTCCCGGCCGCCTGTCGGGATCTGGTATGCGGAGCGACAACCAGAAAAGGCACTCCCTGCAAAATGACAGCTCTCTACTCCTCTGGTCGCTGCAAATTGCACGGCGGGAGGAGTACCGGCGCAAAGACGCCAGAAGGAAAGGCTAGGCAGTTAGAGGGATTCCGTCGCTGGCTGGAGGGAAAAAGCAAGGAGGGCGCTGATACGCAGCATGGTAGGACGCAGCGAGGTGCGCACCGCAAGAAGCATTAAAATTTGTACTGCTCTATACGAGTTGTTAAGTGTTAATACCCGCAAAGCGACGCCAGAAAAGGCTTTAGGTGATATGTCTGGATAATGGCGTACAAACATAAGGCGCGAAGTACGCAGGGCGGTACGCAGCGAAACAGCGTCTTTTTAAGTGCGTACCCGGCAATGTGAGAGGTGAGTAATGGGCATCAAAGCCAGGGGAATGAATAAGGTCAGGCGCAACATCCACCGGATGATAAACGATGTGTCCGGTCGCCGGGCCGTTCGCGCCATTCATGCAGCATTACATGAAGGTTCGATAGTCTAGGCTCTCTATACTCCGATCGACACTAGTACACTGATAAATTCCCAGTACCGCGAAGTCGTAGCCAGCGGCAACCGCATCGCCGGCAGAATCGGCTACTCAGCCAACTACGTTATTTACGTGCAGGATCCGAATATCCCGCAGGCGTTCCGGCGTTCAACCGCAAAGAAAGAGTTTCTGCAGAAAGGTATCGAGGATGCGAAGCCGCAGATGTTGGACGCGATTGCGCGCGAACTGTCGAGGCGGTGAAAGCAAGTTGCGATCTGGCGATGGCCGGAGCGGGCGCTAAGGCGGAAAATACCTTGACTGTATTTGACGGATTAGAAAGCGACAAACATCCGCAGGCCACGCCCGTAAAGGCCAGAGAGAAAATAAGCATCATGATCCGTCAAGAATTTGCGTTTTGCCTGTGCCGCCACTTATCGATTACAGCCACCAGCCAGGGGGAAGCCCCTTCAGTGGTTCGCGGCTGGTGGTTCGCACTCTGGTTCGCAGGGTTTTTCCATCTTCTACGTGCGAACCTGCAGATCTGCCAAAGGACAAGAATGTCCTCTGGAAGATAACCCGGGCTCAGAATAATCCGCAGTGGTGACGAGTCCAGCGTATGGACTGCTGAGCAACTGGCTATCCGATAGGGAGGGCTTCGATAATGACAATTTCTATTTTAGAAGGGCATAGAAATGCTCATTAAGAAGCAACCGAGTAGGCCAGCAGGTGTACGACGATGCGGATAAAGGTGGAAAACCCCCATCCTTGTCCATGCTGAGTACCTGTCAAAACTTGTCATGCCGGTTTGAGAGCCAATGGTATTGGCTGACAAAACGGCGATGATAAACAGGACAAAAATCCTCTTTAAAGGGCAGATTTCTACCCTTTTGATTAAATCACCAACATACGGGATTACCCCGCATCTACATTACCGGTTTTACGGGGATGTATTACCTTTATTCCCTTTTACACTTTTGCGTTGCTATTTCTCCCGGATGGCTCGCCATAAGCGGGGTGATCAGCAATTTTCTTTGATGTGCTGTAAAGGTAAGGCTTGGTATCCAAACGCGGGGTATCCACGCTGGTATCCACCAAAACGGCAGGTGTGCGACAGATACCTGCAGAGGGTAACCAGCACCAGTAACCACTTCTGGTAACCATAGCGCCAGGTTTCCACCGGAGTGGTTTCCATGCTGGTTTCCGGCAAAACGCCGGTTGCCAAACGTGAGGTTGCCAGGCAGGTTGCCACCGAAAGCGCTATTTCAGAGCGGCAACTTAACGCATTGCCTCCGGAGTCAACGCATAGGCTTCACGCATAACAGCGCCAGCCAGCGAGGATTTCCTCTGGCTGGCATGGGGTGTAATTTTACAGGGGCTGCACAAATTCGAAGATAGCGCTGTATCCCAGAGCGCATGGGATTTCGAGACCAGTACGCGCGCGCGAAGATAGATCACCAACTGGCGGTTAGCTTTTCCCCCCACCAGCTCACCCCGGCAGAACTGCGAGATCTGAAACGCCAGCTGGCAGAGAGCCCAGTAATAGCCAGGCGGTACCGTGAAATGATGACCAGCCCCGCATACAGGTGGAGCAAACCAGCGCCAAGCCGCGCGAGGTGACCGGCACCAAACCAGCACCAGACAAGTACTGTGCTGGGTGAATCATGACCGCAATCCGGCGCACTGATGGCGGAGGCTGGGATAAACAACCATGTTTTGGGATATCTGGGATAACCTTGGGATAAATTTAATCTCGTAATATGCTGATATTAATAGCATATTTCTAAGTTATCCCGTTATCCCAAGAAAAACGGCACTTTTCTTCTTATATAGATAATTCGATGGCGGATCCAGGGAGAGGTAAGCTGGTTATGGCGCCGAAAAAACGGCAAGCAGCGATCGGATGTGTATAGGAATGTGTATAGAATCGTTTTTACAAACTCGTTGTTTGGCTCTGCGCCTGGGTTTGTCGCAGTTTGTTATAAGCCCTTCGCCCGCTCCAGAATCTCCCCAAGTGGAACCGTTCGAAAATCTCCGGTTCTTTCAGCATGTTACGCAGTAGTGCTTACTAACATGCTTATGCGTTCTACCATAGTTCACTACTTTGACACTTGTCACGAATGGTTACTCGGTGAAATGAGAGTGTAGCCAATCGTCGGCGGTGGTTTCAAGTTCTTACCGCGATAGTCCAACAATGAACGCAAAGCCTACACCAGGCAGCGACGGATCGCACTTCTCATTAACTTTTAACCGTTCCACACTTAGCGCGGTGTCCCGTTACAGCCTGTCGTGATGACACGCCACGGATAAACGAGCAAATGATGGGAATCCTAACCAGTCCGGGAAAGGGGCTGGCTCTCTCGTGGTGTTCACCGTGCCATAAACGAACGGTACTCGATAAGAGAACGGTTAACTGACAAACACCCCTGATGATGCGCCTATGGCGCTTTTATGGTGTCCCATCACGGCGCTAAAAGACTTCTATTGCCTGGCGCTTAACAAGTTGATAAACCTGTTGGTACGAACACAACTAAAAAAGGTTTTCAAATGGAAATGTTAAAAAGTGCAGTGTTCTCAGATTGTAAGCAGTATTGCTATTCAATAACCAGGACTTGGGATGAAACAAAACCCTATGTAGTCTTTATAGGTCTGAACCCTTCCTATGCTGATGCTGAAAAAGACGATCGTACCATGGGCCGTTGCATCTCGTTTGCGAAAAGCTGGGGATGGGGTGGGGTGCGTATTGTCAATCTGTTTGCATACGTACACACTAATCGCTTCGAAATGATGAGAATGGCTAATCCTGTTGGTTCAGATAATGATCGCTACATAGTAGAAACGGTAGCTAATGCTGGATTGGTGGTTGCTGCATGGGGCGATGACGGACGGCATTTAAATCGCTCTGATACCGTGCGTGCTCTTCTGCCTTCTGATACGAAATGTTTTAAAATCAATGTAACAGGTGAACCAAAACATCCTCTCCTTGTGAATAGAAATGCCGTTCTAATTCCATTTACTTAAATTATCAATTGAATGTGATTAATGTAACACATACTTAATCCTGCAAGGAAAATGCCGATGTCATGGATTTGTAACGCGCACGGTGGCACCGTTCCAGATAAAGCTGGTGATCGGCTCTTCCTCTTTTTTCACTCTTCTGAATCCTCTGTATTGAAGGTTTTCGCATACGGACATTTCCCCTTAATTACGTAGGTGAACAGATAAATGCTGTTATGATACGTGCATAGCGTTTTTCCGCTCTCCGTCTGTTCCTCCTGTGGGTTGACCATTGTTATCTGTCCGGCGGTTGCCAGGGCTGGCAGTAGCGCCAGCGTCAGCACAATCAAGCCTTTCATGTTGATCACCATTCTAAAGAAAACTCCTCTGTTAAATCGTCCTGCACGTCCTGACCATACCCGATGTAATACATGGTTGAGCGTGGATCTGTCTGTCCCAGGAAATGGGCGATTGTCTCTATAGCTACCCCTGCATCGAACATCACACGGCCCCGGCTTTTACGTGGTGTATGGCATCCCACATTAGAGAATCCTGCTCTACGGCCCATCTTCCCAAATTCAGTAAAAACGGTGTTACGGGTGACGGCGTGGCCTTTGCTACGGAGATCGCCCTTGCTAAAGATAAAAGCTGTCTTTACAGGCATAGCGGCTTGTTCTGCCTTGCGTTGTGCCACCACTGACAGCATCGCGGCTGTCACCTTCGGCCTTACCACGTTTCCGGTTTTCTCCTGCTTCACCTTGAGGTGAGATTGCCCTTCTACATCCTCATACTTGAGCTTGAGCACGTCAGAGATACGTAACCCGCTCTCATACATAAACACCCACAAGCAATAGAACAGGTTGCTTCTGGCGTTGCGCTGTAGCTCTGCCGCCACTGCTTTAACTTCGTCTGCACTCTTTAGCGCCTGGCTAATACCTTTCATCTTTACCCCTCCTCATGTTCGTTTCGTTGAAATCATCATTGATCAGAAATTGATCATTTTCAATAAGTTGTACGATACGTAAATTTAAGAAGAGCACAAAATGATCAAAATGTGTGCGCGGTTGCCTGACCTATCGAACACCGCCCGATGCACTTCCCCAATTCCAGTCGTGGAAAATGGCAAATATCAGTAAGTGGTTGAAAAATAGATGAAAACACATTGAATTACATGATTCATGAAACAGTTGCTTTGTCAAGGGATTTATTTTTGATGGCGGGGTGTTACCCCTGTTTGCACGGTGAAACGATGGAAAAGCATACTGAATGAGCTAAATCAATAATTTACAGAATACACTTTACTAAAGTGTATCGAAGTAGGGCGTAATTGCACTGTAGATGATAGTGGTTCTCATCCACAGCGATGCGATCTGAGTTGTTGAGAATGATTATCAAAAAAGGCGATTTTGGCATGGAAAATCGAATTGTTACATTATAACAATAAGGCGAGAAGACTCGTTCAACACATTGCACCTATCATGAAAGTGGTTTGCCATGACAAACGGCCCGTAAGCCGCAAGGCGCAAGGCTTTCGTATAAGTGATGAAAGATACTTTGAAAATGAGAAAGGCGCTCAGAGAGCATTACAGGTGGATTATTTGGAATAGATTAAGCATCGCTTTACCTTGGGTTTAGCGGGTATTTAGAATGTAATTAGCGTGGGATTTTTCCGGCGCTATGGAGGCGAGTATTCGCGATGAACACGTAATCATGAGTGAAACGAGAGATGGAGGGTTAATTCTCCATAAAGTGGAATGCACTATTTGGTATGCGCTGATCACGCGCATGAAAGATAGCTTTACAGGAGAGATCAATCTTCACAGAAAGTTATTGTTGAGAAGAAATTCTCCTGTAGAGATAATTTGTCATGCTCGCTTCGCTCACTGACACAAACCAACTACTAACTACCCTTAATTAAATTAAGGTTATTAATTACCTCTCTTATGTTCTCGTATTCCTCGAACATACATCATTGTGCAAGATGGTTATGTGCAGATACTTTCTCATGCAACATTCACCCGCTGATCGCAGGTTCATTGTGAGCCTACACTTTCCGAAGGTATCAAAATAAATGTAAAAGGACTTATCATTTAAAATGATACCTCCTCTGACTTGATACCCTCGTAATCAGGTTGATTGTGCAATGTAGCGTAGCTACAAAATCGGCTCACTTGCATGAAGAGCCGGAAATGATACCATAGATGACTAAGTATGCACGTTTTGCTAATTTTATTCATTTTATTGCATAAATGGCTTGACAAACGTTAGTGAAATCGTGTATTCTGGTAAGTATGAAGGGGAGAAAACCTTCTGAAACTTTCGGCCCTGGGCGGGGTAATCTGCCTGGGGCTTTTTGCATCCAAAATCCGAAGGAGGTAGTTATTGAAGTATTTCAGCAGTGACCAGGTTTTTAATGATCTGGTGAGTGGCAAGGTGAAACACCACGTTATTTACGCATCCATGCAAGCAGCAAAATCGAGGGAGTATACAGAACGAATGAAAATGTTCGCTGACGCTCTCGCCCGTTATGACCAACACCGAAAAGGAAATTAACCAATGATGAACATTCGTTTTAGTCCAGAAGTTTACGAGGCACTCCGCGAAGCCGCCACAATTAAAGGCGTAAGTATTCCGGCCCTGGTTAACTCCATTGTCAAAAATCACATCCTACAACAAGAGGAACCCAATGAAAGAAAAGAAGCCAGTAGTAAAATTCGTTGATGCAATTTGCGGATCTGGAAAATCCACCACATTACAGCACTACATCAAATCAAGTTTATTAACAAATTCCGAAGCAATTCCCCCTCGTTATCTTCTGGTGATGCCAACACATGAATTATGTGGACAGGTTGAAGAAGAACTAAAAGACAGACGGGTGAACAGTTTTCATGTGGACACTGAAACAGAAGCGGTAAATCTCCTAATTTCCACCCTGGAATACGATTTTCAGCATTCAGTGATCATCTGCACACATCAATGTTTCATTCATTATTGTTATCGTGCAGCGCTTGAAACAGAACTTCAAAATCTTCTCCGTAATTTCAGTATCTTTGTTGATGAAATCCCTGATGCAATGTTTGGCGCTTACATCAAAGTGCAGCATACAGATCGGACGGAAGAAAATTTCCCATTCCTAAAGTGGCTGGAAGAGCGGGACGGATTGTTATTCCTGCGTGAAGATTGCCAAACTGATTTCTATAAATACTGGCATGAAAAACAGGCGAGCGGTGCTGAGTTAAAGCGCCTACTTTGGGCGATTATGCAAGGTGCTGGACTTCTCTACGAAGAAAATAAACACCTGTTTGCTTTCACTGCATCACCAATTATCAGATCTGTAGAATGGGCTGAACAATTTACACTCTTAGGTGCTGGCTCTTCTCGAAGTTTGTTTACCTGGGCTGCTGAACATCTGGCAAAATACGAAGTAGAGGAAGCTGGTGAACATTTACAACCGCCAATTGAAAGACGTAAACATAAACGTGTGCCGATCTCTCTGGTCGCCGTATGTGAGAACAGATGCACCCTGACAGCATTACAGAAGGTATTTCAGGAGCATCTACAGGAAATTATCCAGCGTGTGCCAGGTGAATTTATCTTTGCCACTAACAGAGATAAATCCTTGTGTCAGTTTACTACGATAGGGGATGACATTCTTTCAAATTCTGCCCGTGGTGAGCGTGTTTCAATGGCTTCCTATGGTCTGAACCATTACCAGCACATGCACAATGCTGTGTTTCTGGGATGCAGTAATCTTGATCGAGATTTCCAGGGTAAATGGCGGCAGTATGCAGAGCTTAACGGATGGGATGTTGAAGAATTTGAACAGAAGCAACGCGCCGCGATGAACTATGAACGGTGCTACCAGTTTATTAGCCGTACATCTGTACGTAATGCTGATACTGATCACCCTCTGGTGTTCGTAGTACCGGATCTGGCTACTGCTGAATACATCAAAGTGCATTATTTCCCAAGTGCAAAGGTTGAATGCTTCAACTTCGGGAAAGTGAGAAAAAAACGCGATACAACGAAAGGCGACACCACCCGCGCCGAAATACAAAAGCATAAAGCCAACGGGCTAACCCAGAAACAAACAAGAGAATTAATGAATGTGGGGATCGCCACTGTTAAACGAAACTGGAATTAAACAGGAGACGTAATTGATACAATACATAAAACTGAATAACACGAAACAGATTCAAATCAACGATAGCGGGAAGGGCGTTTATTACGCGCTTATCTGGTTTTGGAAAGGCAGGAAAACCAAAATTACCTACGACGAGTTGTCCAATAAATCCGGTGTAAGTGATCACGGGATCAGATTCTGGCTTAGTGCTCTACGCAACATTGGTGTAATTCAAATAGAGGATGAAAGTAGCTATTTATCATTCACGCTGAAACACATCGAGCGCGACAATGTAGAATTTATCTACTCTAATTTCTAAAACACACAATCGGGAAACTTTTATGATAACTGCTTTATGGTGGTGGGCTTTGCTGTACGGATTATACGTTATGACAAGACAAGGAGTTTCCCCTCTACGAGGAATGAATGGGACGAAAAGAACGAAGTAACATTGTTAGAATCGAAAAAGCAGTGAGAGCAACAAAACGTAAATACAGCCATAAGCTAAAAGATTATTCAAGAGAATCTATTCCTGGCGAGATGGTAACGACAATTATAGAACACCCTCCAACGGTTCCAGCCGGATCAAAGTTTGAATTATTGCAGGATGTTCTATCGTCAACGGACAACGTTCATTACAAACCGCGACGTAGAAAAGAATACTTTATTGACAGTAGCCAACTTAAACCCTGGCAAATTATCGGGTTTGAGCATTACGCCGATTATGTCGGGTATTCACAAACTAACGGCCTTAGTGGTCACACTGCCGATTTGGATTTTTTATTTAATGACGATAAGGAAAATTATAATGACTAACGACACAATTCAATCTCTACTTCTTAGTTTCGAAGATAACTATCATCTCCCGCTACTACAGGAAGTGAATAAAACATACATTACAGCAACGCCTGAGAGCCTCCTGAACGCTGTCAGACATACAGAGCAAGCCATTACAGCCCTTGAGCATCTTCAAGCCTCTGTAGCTCGTTTGGTGGAGCGTGACGGTAGCACCATCACCACTGATCAGGCGTGGAGAGCAGCGAATGCCCTTGAGGAGCTTACTTGCTCCCTGCAATTCATCACGCTTGAGTTGGGAGAGCTTGCCGTTAGCATTGCGGAGAAATGCGCAGTAAGTGAATTTGAATAAAAACGCAGTTAAAGTGAATAAAATGCTTGCATTGTTGTCACTTTTATGTTAAAGTAGTTATAGGATCTGAATAAACGTATCGAATCACGTTTCTTTCCTCGTATGTCAATACGCACTCCTGAGAATGCCGTTTCCCATAGCGGCGCTCTCTTCAATGTCTTTCCGTAAAGAATAGGGTTATGTTCTTTAGCTACGGTTATTTCTTCATTGTCGTTCCGAAGGTAATGCACGGTCACATTATTATTGTGTTGTAATGGTGTGAGCAATCACCGTGCATCTCCTTTCTTTACGGAAAAGCATTGTGCTTTTTACATCTCAAGCCCCGTTAGGGTTTGCGGTGGTCAGACTTAACTACCCTTGAATTGTGAGAGGTTCAGGAATTACGTTAAGCTGGCAAATCTTCTATTAATTACACCGAAAGTGTCAGCGATAGATAATGAAGCCTCATTTATTCCAGGGTGTCACCTATTGTTATAGGTTTGCACTTTTAAATGAGGAGCAATGACGGGCGATCCTACTTTGTGTTTACATCTGTATTCACATTGCGCCCTCATTTATTTAAGAAATCACTCTTTAACTTCATGGCCTCCTCTATGACGTTAAACAATGCTTTCTTTAGCAAGGGGCATTCTCTCCAGGGGCTTAACCGCCCCTTTTTAACAATCTGTGTGTAACGCTTTCGTTATTAATGCTTTCGTAATTAATGCACAGACCAACGCGAAGGAACAACAATGTTCTTATTAAATAATCGCGACCGAATCCTAAAATACAAAGATAAAGTGATTTTGTGTAACCCTGAAATGATAGCTAAAGTGGCTGAAATGTCAGGATGCACTGTAGAAGAAATTGAAACTGCTGTAGAGCGTTATTTCCCTTCTGAAAACACCACTCCGAATAAATTAAGTATTCAGGAACGGATCGCCAATAAAGTAAAGGAATCAACCAAACAATGATTATCACCCTATCAGACGTTTTTCCGGTTCGTAAAAGCTACACAGACATAGTGAGTGCTGCGACCGACAATTTTGCAGCATTAGACAGTAAAATGTTCGCTTCTCTTCCTGCTGATGTGCAGTGCGGCGATGTTATAGACGCTTCCGGCGCTCTCTATACATCTGGGAATGTGGCTTTCGTAGTCGTCAGTGAATTTGTCACTGCTGGCAGTAATAAGCCTGTAAACGTCCTACGCGCTCCCAACGTTGGATCATACGTTGCCCTCAAGAGCGACAATCTCAACGCAGCTAGCCACGCAGCAGCGATCAGCGCATTACAGGCGCAAGGCTTCGCCACTCGTGAATTTTTCACCTCTTAAGCAAGGAAGATAATAATGATTATTGGAAACGAGCGTATCGACCTTTCCCCATTATTCCAGCTAACCAGCACCCGCAATTTTTTACTGTCGTCACTAAACATTTTTGATGGCGACGGAGTTACATCTCATAAAGTGAGTGTTTCCCGTTTACTGGAAGATAACACCAGCCTGTTTAACCAGCCTACGGCGCGTTTCTCTAATGAGCATAACGTAACAGCACGTCAGAACGGTAAAGAATGGCTGATCGAGCTTCCGTATTTCCTCCGTGAGGATCTTATTGTCCCGGCAGACATTCAGGGCAAGCGTAAGCCTGGAAGCGACATTCAAGAAACAGTGACAGACATTTACAGCGATTACATGAATAAACACGCTGTAGCGTTTATGCGCACTCGCGAAAGTTACCTCGCACGATCTCTCTTCTCTGGTCAGGTGTATACGCCTAAGACAGACGATCTGTTAATCGACTTTGGCGACCTGTTCGGCGTAGCGCCAATGAACACCACGCTTGATCTGTCTGCTACAGACAGCAGCACCCTACGTGCGATTGATGACATGGTGAGTCAAATTACCGAAGCGGCACAAAGCCAGGCGTCGGCAGTGGAACGGATCATTGTTTTCGCTAAGGGTGGATTCTATAGCGATCTGCGTTTCAGCCCTGCAATGGAAGCGGCTTTCCGCTATGTCAGCCCACTGGACGAAGGGAACGTAGTATTCCAGCGTCGTGACCTCCTGCCAGGCGTGAGCACTTTTAGCATTCCAGGAACCAACGTTGATGTAATCAAAGTAACTGATCCGCTGTTACTTGCACAAATGGGTGATTCTGATGCTATCGCTATCCCGCAATTCGCTAAGGGAAGCGGTATTTACACCAACATTTACGGCGCAGCCAGCAGCACCTTTGAACTTCTTAATGCAGCACCTGCGGAAGTGTATAGCTGGAGCTTCGAAAGCGAGCGCGGAAACGCGATTAACGTGATCTCGGAAAACTCCGCGCTAAGTGTTAACCACGGGTTGGGCTTCTCGGTTCACATTACAGCGGCTTAATGAGCGATAGACGTTAGCTCTTCACGTCTGGAAAATAACAGAAGAGCTTTTTTAATCAGGGGCGTAGGGAACTGGAACACGCAAAGCAAATGCGCCAGCCCTTGCCCCTTTTTTATTTCCAGAATAAGAGGAAAGATAAAATTGGAAATTATCCTAAAGAGTCGAGGGTTGCATTTACAACTTAATGATACAAGCGCAGAGCAAATACTCAATTTAGCAGCCGTATCGAGAGCACTTGATGTAAGTCATTCACATTTAAGACAACTTATTTTCAGAGGAATGAGTGTATCAGATGCACTTAATTATCTTGTGAACGAAAAGAAAGGCGGTGAATAATCATGCTTGAGATTAACACTTCTAAAATTAATAACACGGTGACATTTAGTGTTGACCGTAATTCTATGAAGACAGCCCTTGATGCTTTTGACCAGATTCAGAAGAAAGCGAAAGGTATTAAAGATCCCACAATAAACATGAAGAGATTCAGCCAGGGGCTAAAGTCTGCTGAAAGGGATCTTGATAAGCTGAATAAGAAAGCCTCGAAGCCTCGTAGCAACGATGAACGAGAAAAGGCAAGGGCAGCTAAGGCCGCGCTTCGTGTAGAGCAACAGGCAGCGAAAGAGGCCCAAAGAACAGCGGTACGCCGTGAAAGGGCAGAGCTTAAACTTTTGGATACCGCGAGTAGCTTTAAATCGATGCAACACTTAACCAATGTTGAATTGATACAGGCGTCTCTTGCTGCAAGCAAGATCACCAAAGCCTATGCCAGCGGCACGATCTCCCTACAACGCCAAAACAGCGAGATTAAGCGCTTACAGCAGGGTTATCGCAGGCTCAACGCTGAACGTAGGCAAGCAGCTAAACGAGGCGCTACGGCTCCTGTAGGTGGCTCTGGAGCGATTACAGGCGGGCTTATGGGCTTAGGCACTGGTGCGCTTGCTGGCGCTGGCATTGGTGCGGCGGCTTACGGAGCTTATTCATGGGGGAAAGATGCTGTAACAGCCCAGGAAGAGCGTAGCGAAATTGTACAGCGTGCCAGATTAGGGAACGTTGATTACAACGCGCTACAAGCACAAAGCCAGTATGCGACGGCTAACGGGATTGATTCGGGAATTGGTATTCAAGGTCAGCGCAAACTCCTTGATAATTATAAAGATATCCAGGACCGCATCGGTCAAACTCTCAATGAGGCTAAATTCGATAAGAAGTCGGGACAGTGGAAAGGTGGAGATCAGGGGATTCTGTCAGCGGTGAACACTGCCGGATTTAAGATGGACGATTTACGACAGTATCAAACTAACGCGATGGGCTTCGTCTCTGCTTATACCAATACGTTAGAGAAACAGGGCAAGTCACCAGAGCAAATCCTTGCATCGTTGGAACAGTTAGGTGATGACCTGGGCCTATACCATAAAGCGTTTATGAATGGTGGTAAGGCTCTCACTGATCAGGTGGACGTGCTCAAGCGTAACGGGCAATGGTTGAACCAGGAACAGCAAGATCAGCTTGTGGCCTACCGCAAATTCAATCAGGAAATGGACATTCTCAACGATAGCCAGAAGTTGGCATTCTTCGAAGGTTTCATGGAGTCTCTCGACCCTGCGACGGTTAAAGAGTTTAAGGAAGCGATGCAGGAAGCGTTACCCTTCTTCAAAGGCTTAGGCAAGGCGGCGGGTGATGTTGTAGATGGCTTAATGAAGATGACCAACTGGATCACTGGAAAGCTGAATCTTCTGAACGGCGACAACACCACTAAAGAGGCTGTTAGCCAGCATTACGGCACAACGTCAGCACCTGCACAGCCTGGAAGTAATCCAGTGGCTAACGCCTACGGAGCCAGCCAGCCTAAAGCCACACATGAGCCTAATGTGTTTGATACGGTACGCGAGTGGTGGAACGGTACAAGCAACGCTAAAGATGTGAGCAGCTACGCGCAGAGCACCAACGGTGATTATTCTCCTGTTTCTATGTTGAAACAATCGGCAGCGGCTACTGCGACACCGCCAGCTAAAAATACAGTGGTTCAGCCAGTGGTATTACAAAATAACCTGCCGGAAGGAATGATCTCTCTCACTATTGCCCCTGATCCGACATTCGGAAACATGCTAAATGCTACCGTTGATCAGCGTATCAATGATAACAATCAGCGTATGGTGCTGGCTGTTTCATCTGGACAAGGGACGGGGGGCTAATTGCCCCTCTTCGTAAGGAATGAAATAAAATGGCAACACCAGGAAGTTTAACAATCGGTGGCGGAGATTCTTCCCGAATCAATTCAACTCAGAACAGTAATAACAGCAGCGCTACCCGTAATAAGGGTGAAAACGGATTCACTATCCTTGCATCTGTTTATAATCCAGCTTCTGATAGCTACATTCAAAACTATCAGGCTATTGTGTTTGATGCCGTGACAGATACGGGAATAAGCAGGCAGGCAGACATTACAAGCTATCCCGTCGAGAGTGGCGCAGAAGTGAGCGATCATGTTCAGATTAAGAATAATACATTCAAGCTATCGGGAATTATTACAGAAACTCCGGTAAGGCTTGAGAAGGATTTATTATACAGTGCTGGCGTTAATGGTACTCGTATTTCTCAGGCTATCCAGTATCTTGATAAAATCTTTGATAGTCGTCAGCCTATTACATTAGTGACAGAGCACAAAGTGTATGAGAATGTCATTCTCTCTGGAATCAGTTACGATTATAAATCTGAATTTGCTATGCAATTCGATCTTGAATTTGAACAGATCAGGCTTGTTAGCACTGCTACAGTTCATGTAATTGCGACTAAAACGCAAAGCAATAGATCAGTTGGTGGTACGGTGAAACAGAAGGTGGTGAACAATGCACCTAAGAAAACTGAATCTGACACCGTTACGACGGAGTTTAAAAAATGAGGGGCTTACGCCCCTTTTACTATGAAGATGATTTGATCTATACCAACGAATCTACGTTCTTAAATGGGATGGATTTAAAAAGATAACCCTGTAACCCCCAAATACCTACTTCACGCAAGATTTCCAAGCTTTTCCTATCCTCAATCCCTTCAATAATAATTTTGTCGCAGTGTTTTTTAATGGATGCAATTAACTGGTAGAAGGTTGGTTTTTTCACCTGCTCATTAAAGAAAATGCGATCTATTTTTACTACTTCAAAGTAACCTTCTATCAAACTAATTAAATTCGCATTACCTGCCCCAAGGTCATCAAGCCACAGTCCGTTAATACCTTGACTGAGTGACTCTAATAAGGGGCTTTTTAATCCTTTATCTAAATCTGGAAAATTCTCAGAAAGCTCAAGTTTAACAAAAGGCATCGATTCGAAAATTTTACGCAATAGGTGGTCATGCCGTATGAGGAAAGCCATTTGTTGATCTATATTGAGAGTGCAAAATAGATTATTTTGTTCGAACCAATCTTGTTTGCTGGCAATGATACTGGATTGCTCGTACAGAAAAAGCCGTTTCTGATCTAAATCCCATGATGAAATAACAAATTCAGGATGTTGAGCTTGCCTGTTATCAGAAGTAAAACGAGTGAGAAGCTCAATCCCCATCAATTTCTCGTCAATACTCATTATTGGTTCAGCAACGAATTTTGTGTACATAATAAATTTCTGGATTTTTACTTAGGCACATAATGTGATCTTTGTCACAAAAAATCAATAAGAGTTGCTGCTGTGTAAATGTATAGCCCACTAAATGTTAATAATCTATTGTTTTTTAACGTCTTTATTGTTTGTGGTTGAATTTATTGGTTGTTTTTTATGTTTTTTTATTTATTTTATGCTGTTTTTTTGAGCTTCTTTTGCTTGCAAAGTAATCACTGGTGTGAATAATTCATAAGTAATAGCTTATTAGTCTAACCAATCTATTCAAAAAATAAGGGGCTTACGCCCCTTTTTTCCTTTCTGGAAAGATAATCTCGGGATAGTCTACCATTTCCACATAATCGGATAGTTCTTTCATGGAACAGCCCGCGCTGTACGTCTTAAATGCTTCTGTGGCAGAAGATAGGGAAGAATGGCCCGTGATGTATCCTATACGCTGTTCGGGAACTCCAGCACGATCTAGGCACGTTATAAAATGCCCCCGCAAACTGTGGAAGCATTGACGATCTGTTGCCATTGGTACGACACGGCGGCGTAAGCGGGTGAATGCTTGGGAATAAAACGGCCCCTTTTTCCCGTCTTTACGCTCAATCTTGTTAGCCTGTGGTAACAGGTAATCTCCAGTGTTCAAACTCAGATAATAATCCACCATGTCGATCAGAAAAGCATGGATCGGTATGTGTCTGATGCCAGCTTTCGTCTTGGATTTGCTAACGAAGAAACAGCGGATACCTTCGACCATTACGATCTCTTCTTTCTTCAAACTGGCTATTTCGTCCAGCCTTGCACCAGAGAACAAACCGAGCAGAATAACGGCCCGTAGTTCTTCATCGGCTTCGTTGAGTAAGGTAGATAGCTGATGCAATTCAAACGGCTGATAACTTTCTATCGTGCGCCGTGCTTCAAGATTATGCCCATGAAACGGGTTAAGCGGCGCTATAGCGTCGTAGCGACGTTTTGCAAACTCGTAGAGGCTCCCCAATGAAGTAAGCCAGTTTTGCACCGTCTGGGGTGCTACGTCGCGTTTCTGCTGTTCTTCGATGAAGTCTGTAACCAGTCGCCGTCCTATCTGATCCAAACTGATATCAACTTTCCCGATGCTCTGGAGAAATACTTCTACGGCCCGCGCCGATTTGCTCAGTGTGGACAGTGAACGCCGATCCCGGTAAGCAGTGGCGTATTCGTCACGTAATAGGCACAGGTGAGGAATAGAACTTGCTCGTTCCTCGATCAGGGGTTTGTTTTTATTCTTGCGGATCTGAGAGTGCAAGGAAGTGATTGCAAGCTGGATGCGCCTGTCCTCAGTATCCGGCTTGAACTGTTCTTTCAGGTTGTTCCACTCTACCAGCATGTGGTTACGGAAGTGACGCGCCTTGTAAATGTCTCTCGTACCTGTGCTTTTCCGGTAAAGGCGCTTGCCGCCGAACATGTGGCGCATGTAAGCAGGAACGTAGATCTGAAACTGCCAAACGCCGTCCGGTGAAAGATAAAGATACTCTTGGCCCTTGATTGTCATGAGATTGATCCTCTAAAATCTCGCAATCAAGTATCAATAATAGTTACTATGTTGATTCGATGATCGTCGCGTTGCGGAATAAATGAAACGGTGTTTCGATTCCCTTCGCCCGCTCCAGCATCTCTTCTTACGTTCCCTTATTTCCTGCCAATTTACACCAGTAAGATCTGAATCAGTATCCGTACGAAATAGAGCGCACAGGCGATCTGTATTATCCGAAAACCCCATCTGACATAGCGCCATGCCTGGCGTTCCTGGGCATCAGCGTGTGCAATGGCGGGATCCGCAGGCTGCTTTTTGCGTTTTGCTCTAATGATATCCCACGCCCATAAGGCGAGCAGTAAAACAACTAATCCTTTTAAAAGTAGTGGGTTATCCAT